TTATTGATCTTGGCCCACTCTTCTGCGGAGTTCTCACCAAGTCCGGGGTACGCAGACCGAATGGTATCGATGACAACCACGTCTGGCTCCGCAAACGTGATCCACTCCTGCAACTCCATCAGACCTTCACGTTGATTGAGGTCGATCTCTTTCTTGTCAACAAAAGGTGTCCAGATGTTCAAACGATCTTGGGTGTCGCCGTGTATCTGACGCATCTCCATCAGTCGTCTGGCAATCGTGGACATGCCCATCTCGAAGTCGAGGTAGAGAACTCGTGCAGGTCTGCCAATCTCGAATGGCCCAAAGTATTTACGTCCGGCGCAGAGCGCGCTGACTGCATGCTGAACAAATAGGGATTTACCATGGCCGGAATAACCGAAGACCTGCACGATTGTATTAGCAGGAAGCCACGGCTCTATCAAATAACTTTTGGCGTCTGACTCGGCCAAAAGCTGTTCGGCATCTTTCATCTGGATAAGTTTGCGCGGACGTTCTGCGTCTGCCTCTTCGATCTGTGCGGGATGTATGTATGGCTTGTAGATGTAGTTGCCATCATCATCGAAACGGTCAGGATGATTGCGTCGTTCCGCAGACTCGATTGACTGCACCGTAGCCTCGAACTCACGTTCGGGAAGTACGTCCTCAAAGAACTCGTTCATGAATGCGTAGCCACGGACGCGAAGCTCTGGGCCAAAGTAACCTTCGAGCACACTCTCGCTGATCCGCGCTTTGTTTTCACCTTGATTGGTGAGCGCATCCCTGCGTCATAGGCCGCATGTGCGGCTTCGTCATTGTCGCAGTCGACAACAACGACGCCGGACAGCGCTCCAGTTACAATGGCGATGTCGTGGTTTGGCCACTTCGTCCACCATTCTTCTACTTCTTCTTCTGTGGGCAGTCGCTCTTGGTATTCGAGCCACTTAATTGCAGGCCGCTTTGCGTCTGGGCGAATGGGTATGATCGACCACCCGCGCTCCAGATACTCAAGTGCCGCATCCAGTTTCGTCTTGGTCATGCGTTGCTTCCTCAAAGTAATGGTCAAGGTCAATGTCAGGGTGTGCAGTTTTGATTTTTTCCAAGACCTGACTGCTCACATACGAACGCTTCACCCAACCGTATGGGGCTGTGCGTACAGTGCCCGTCATCTCTGCCACGGCGGCGGCACCGCCAAGGTCATGGATGAGGGCAGTGATGTTCAGTCTGGTCGTCACTCTTTTCTCTCTCCTCTAAAATTTGCTTGCTTTCATGTATTGTATATAATACACCTTAAGCGTAGGCAAGACACCATACGATTATGCTGGTGCGCCGAAGGAGGAAAAAATGAGCATATCTGAAGACGCATGGGACATTCTTGATTCAACCGCAGATTCTGCGTCAGGGTCGTCCCTAGCAACCGCAACGGTTGATAGACTTGAGCCACTTGCTGAAGAGTATGTGTCACTCAAGCGAGACTACGACGCTCTTACCGAGCGTCTTGGGCAACTCGAAAATGAGATCGCCCATCTGTTTCCCGAAGAGTCAGGCGAGATCGCCCAGTCCACACAAAAATACGAGGTAATCGTATCGCGCAGTGAGCGTTGGCAGTGGGACAAAGAGGCGCTTGAGCGTGAGTTCTCTCAGGAAGAAGTGCCTGAGTTTGTCAGGCGAACAATCACCGTGGACAAGCGTAAGTTCTTGAAACTCCCTCAGTACGAGCAGGAGCGATTGAAGTACGCACTGACGCGGAAGCTAGATAACCCGAAAGTGAAGGTAATTCCCAATGTTTAAGACGATGAAGACGTCTGCCATTGCGCATGACGGGCCGACTAAGGTGTTGCTTTATGCTCACCATGGTTTCGGCAAAACGTACCAGTGTCGTTTCTATCAGAAGCGATATGGTAAGGGGCTTATTCTTTCCGGTGAGTCAGGACTGAAGTCTGTCGAGGATGTAGATATTGACTACGTTCCTTTTGACTCATGGGATGGAGAGCATGATCCAGACAACGGCAAGTATTCTTTTCGTGGCATCATTAAGATGCTTCAGTCGGAAGACTTTAAGAGTGCAGGCTACAAGTGGATCGCCATCGATAGTCTGACTGAACTGTCAGAGCGTCTGATTGAGTTCCTCGAAAAGGAGCATCAGCACAGCAACAATGCGTTTGCAATGTGGGGTGACTACAACCGCCTCATGCTTGGCGCATTGAAGTGGATTCGCGATCTGCCAATCCACGTCTACGTCACATGCTTGGCCAAAGAAGAGAAGGACGCAAATGACGTCACGCAGTATTGGCCATTGGTAAAAGGCCAGTCTGTGTCGAAGCACATCCCTGCATTGTTTGACCATGTTTTATGTGGCGTTCGTGTTACCGAAACCAACGATCAGGGGAAACCAAGGGTACGTCGGTTCGTTGTCACGGACGAGGTGTCTGGTTGGCACGGAAAGGTACGTGATCCGCGTAGTCGTCTGGCCGCCTACGAGCGAGTGGATGATGTCACAGAGTTGTTTTTACGCATGAGCATGCCAGACGAAGAGCATGACAAGTTTGAAAAAGCGAAAGCCGCACAGGCAGAAGGAGCCAAAAAATGAGTAATTGGAATGGTTTTGGAGGTCTCGACCTCTCTGGTGTTGAAGAAGCAAGCGGGTATCAGCGTCTGCAACCCGGCACGTACCAAGTTGAGTGTACGGGTGCCGAGATCAAAGACACTGCGACGGGCGGCAAGATGGTTGTCGCAGACTATAAAGATGTTGGAGGTCAGGGCGACATTCGCATGAACTTCAACGTGGTCAATTCAAACCCTCAAGCAGTTGAGATCGGCATGCGTCAGCTCAAGTCTTTCTTGGTGTCTGCCAACCACCCGAACCCAGACAAGCCGAGCGACATTGCGACGCTCAAAGGTCTGAAGTGCAAGATCAGCGTGGGCATGGGTAAGCCTTGGAGAGACAAGGATGGCAACGAACGTCAGTCGAGTGAGGTGAAGGCGTTTATGCCTGTCGAAGGACAGCAGACGTCTGGCCAAGCAGGCGGCGGCAACATCGATGACGAAATCCCATTTTAAGTAAAACGCGGGGGCTTTGCCCCCGCAAATTTGAGGTAGAAGTTTTGAAGGTAATGAATGCAGAAGATGTCGTACAGGCAATCGACAGAGGCTACGAAGAAGACAAGCGAGAAAAGTCCCGACAGTACATCGGGGCCAGTATCATCGGAAACCCCTGCGATGCGTTTATCGCCTTCAATCTTCGTGGATTTCCAAACGATGAGCCAGACCCTCGCCTCAAGCGCATATTCGGCTTGGGCCACATCCTCGAAGACGAAGTCGTAAAAGACCTCAAGAAGAAAGCCGACGTACGTGTTTGGGAGGTCGACGGATTGTCGGGCAAGCAACACACGTATGAGCTATGGGGCGGCCATGTGGTCTGTCACATGGATGGCCATGTTGAATTAGATGACGGTGTCGTGCGCGTACTTGAGATCAAGTCGATGAACGATGCGTCATTCAAGAAGTTCAAACAGCAGGGCGTCAAGTTTAGTCATCCACGCTACTTCGGTCAGGTACAAATGATGATGGGGATGTCTGGTTTCGATCAGTGCTTCTTCATTGCAATCAACAAGAACAACTCAGAATACCATGCGGAGATCGTAGACTATGACGAGTTTGAGTTTTCTCACATTAAAGAGCGGATTGAGCGAGCCATTTCTGGAGAGGCTCGAAAGATCAGCGTTGATTCAACAGACTGGAGATGTCGCGGATGTTTTAAGCGTGGCGTCTGTTGGGAAGGGAAGGATGTTCCCGTCGCATGCTCGACATGCACTTACGCAACTGCAACTCCAGAGGGTCTCTGGCATTGTACGAAGCACGACAAAGCCGCTGAAGTCGTTTGCGATGATTACACGCGGTATGAACCAACCGCAAAGGACTAAGTTTATGTCTTTCGAGCAGATACTTGAGGAGTTCCACAGACTAAGTGAGTCGCGATCACAGATACTGAAGACTATTCGTGACTCAGAGAACGAAATCTCATCCATATCTGAACGGATTGAAGAGCTTTTGGCAGTAACAGGGCCAGAGGCAAAACAAAAAGAACACAAGGATCAGCTATCGCGTGCACG